CCAAACAACTTCACCAAACAAGTTATTTAAACCTGCATTGATATGTTGTTTTGGTATTGTATTAATATCATCAAAAACATGATCCTCAACTAAACACGGTAATGATTCTAGTCTACCTGTGTATCTAAAGAAACCATTTTCTGACATCCAATATGCAGTACCATCAACCTCAACAGCTGCGTTCTGTCCAATCAATCCACAGTTTGTACCAACCTGTTGGAATGAGAATGTAAATGGTGGACCAACAAATCTCATAGTAAATAATGCTGTATCAGTCCAAACGTAGATTGCATCACGACCTCTGATTGCTCCAACAATCTTAGATCCATCTGCAAGTCTTTGTGTGCCTGCAGTGTTTGTTGCACTTGGTGCGTAAGTATTAATATCTTCTTGAGAGGAGAACCTTACAAACATTGGATCTTGTGTAGATTTTGTTCCAATTGTTGTTTCTGTTCCAAAAAATATTAAGTGTCTATCTGGTGTAGATACTAAAGTAAATGCAGATGCAGTTGGTGCACTAGTTATAATAGTTGCTCTTGTGCTATTGGCACCGATAGGGTTTGAGTCCCATTCAAAACTTTCACCGCCATTAATGGTTGCAATTAATTTATTACCAAAATTATCTAGTGACCAAAGTCCTGGCGCTGTAACAATATCTCCTGATGCTGCAGCGTTCCATGCAAAAAAGTTTGATGCATCAGTAACTGTTGCACCTGATGAATGAGATGCAGCCGTTGTACCATTTGCACCTCTTGTTAACCCAGTTAGTGTGCCTCCACTATTACCTGTATAAGTAATTAATTCTGATCCAATAATAACAGTTCCTGATGATGGAAAGGATGTTGTGCTTGCCATTGTTAATGATGTTACACTTGTATTTATTGATGAAGATAGTGTGGATGTAAACTGACCTGTTTGTTGCCCGCCCCATGATCCAAGGCCCCAACCTGTAGAAGCAACTTCAACTGCAGGTCCTACAGGATAATAATGTTGTACTCTAATACCACCTGATGTTGTTGCACCAGATCCAGATTCATTAGATTCCATTTGTATTGTAAGAGTTGTATCTGTTGGTATTGAGGTTACCATAAACTTATTATCAGTAAAATCACCAGATACAAAACCAGAGTTAGTAATAGAAGTAAAATTATCTAATAATATAATATCAAACTTGTTTATATTATGTGCGGATGCAAAAGTTAAAGTTACGACGTTTGATCCATTAGTTGTAGAAAATGCACTTGTTAAAGTTGTTGTAGATTTGATTGGATGTATGTCATAAAATATACCACCAGAATATGCATATAAAATTCTGTTTGTTCCTAACACTGCATATTTAATACCTGATGTATTTACAAAGTGGTGAATAGCTGTTGCTCTACCTGTAATTTGAACAGATCCTAATTGTGACCAACCACCTATTTTTTCAGGCGTGCCATATCTAAAACGAACATTATCACCATTAACCCATTGGCTTTCACCACCTGTTGAGGTAACTTGTTTATTAAATCCTGGTGCAAACTTTACCTTTTGTAACATATTAATTAATTATATTAAATTTAAACTCCAATTAAAAGACGTATTCTTAATTATTTCCTCTATATCAATAACATATTTTCCTGAATTTTTAAAGTAATCTAAAAATTCTTCATTATCAAATATAAACCAGCCATTGGCTGTTTTAAATACAATTTTATCAGCTTTAGAATTAGATTTTATTTTCTTACTTAAACCATATTTATCATCAGGAATCATACTACGAACATCAAATTTACATATTTGATTACTAAATTTAGGGAGACACCCCTGTATGTGCCAACCTTCGTTTTCTTGTTCTTTAGTAGGATACGTAACCTCTTGTAAATGTTTAGAAAAATTTTCTATCTCCATTTAACTCAAAAATTTTTATTTTATTTTATAATTTTTAAAGTATGGAGGTGTTCCTAATAATGGTCTTGTATCTAGATAATTTTTTTTACCAAGTTTAGAATCATGTTTGTTATAGTGTAAAAATACTTGACAACAATCTTTACCTTTAAATTCTTCTCTCCAATGTTCTAAATCACAACCAGAATATATTAACATATCACCAGGTTCTAATTCTACTTTAACACCTGCTTGATTTGTTTTTCCTGTTGGATCTATATATATAGGCCATCTGTCTCCACCAAGATTTAATGTTGAAGATATCTCGCAAGAATATCTATCTTTATGTCTTATTAAAACATCTCCTTTTTTATAAAGTCTTGCATAAGAATAAGTTTCACTTAATTTTAAATCTATATTTTTTTCTATTATAGGTTTTACCTCTTTTAATAAAGTTTCCATTGCAATATCTGAATAATGTGAATAAGTATTAGGAGCTTGTTCATCATTCCAAACACCAAAATATTCAGTAAATGGAGAAATGTATTTTTCATCAAACAAAAATCTTGCTACATTTTTTTTATTAATAAAATATTTATAAATAAATTCTGCTAATTCAGGTGAAATAGTTTTTTTTAGTATTGTATATTTATTTTTTTTAAACGACATTTTATTTTCTTCTTATTTATATGGATATCCTAAATTCCAAATTACTAAACTGTTTCTTTCTCCACTTTTAACTGGACATACTCTGTGCCATACAAATGAAGGAAACACAACTAAAGAACCTTTAGGCAGTATTTCTTTACACTTAATAATATTTGATTTTAAATTAGGACGTTTGTTTCTAATATCAAACTCTAATTCTCCTCCTTTATAATCTTTAGGGTCTGAAAGAGTTACTGTTACTGATAGCTTTCTTATTTTACCATGTTTAGGATTATTGGTATCTTCCATATTATATGGTGTGTTCCAACTATCAGCATGCCAATCATAGTATTGACCTTTTTTATATTTTGTAAATTGACAAGTTTCTGAAAAATCCCAATCAAAATTCCATCCAGAATTTACATTTGCGGTATGTATGTAAGGTTGTATTTCATTGTAAATCCATTGATCACTCATCCAAACAACATTAGAATGTCTTGTTTTTTTTAAATCTTTAATATTTTTTTTATTTAATGGTTTTTTTCTAAATCCACCTACAATTCCTAATTGATCTTGCATTTGATGTCCATATCTTACAATGTCATCACATATTCTTTTTGGAATAACAGATTTAAAATACCAATAATAGTTTTGTAAATTCATATTCTTTCTTTATTGTATTATAAATACTTAAATTTCAATAGTCAAGTCTATAGATCTTTCCAACTTGTATCTGAGACATCCCAATAATATGTGTTAGTTGAATCGGATTCGCTTGTTGCAACCCACCTAAGATTATCTTCATCCCATAAAATATTTTTATCTGATGTTTCTGATGGATAAGTTATTGGTGCTTTCCAATCGTCATCACTATTTAATGACCATGAATTATAAGGTTGAGGCCTTAAAAATTTATCTTTTGATGCATTATATGTATAACCTATACCTGAATATTGTTTTCTAAAATTATTATTATAAGAAGTTTGTTTCCATGTACCACCACCAAAAAAATTAACACACCATGTTTCACCATCTACATGACAATCATTATCTTCTAAGGTTCCTCCATTAACAGGTATATCATTTGCTACAACAACAACTCTTTTTACAACTAAATGTGTATCTGATGTAAATCCTGTTGGATCTGTTTTTGATTCTAATTCTGCAAAATGTGCCATAATTTTTAATTAACTGTTAATGTTCCTGAAACTGTAAAAGTTGCTACTGTATCACCACCAGTACTACTGGTTGCATTTGTTCCTGGTGACACACTTAACGGATGATTTGCAGGTGATCTAATTATTACAATTCCAGATCCTCCAGCACCACCTATAAAATTTCCTGTACCTGGCAGTCTTCCAGCGCCGCCACCGCCGCCGCCAGTATTAGCTGTTCCAGCACCGCCACCGCCACCTTTTGTTCCATTACCACCTCCACCAGAACCACCAGAACCAGCTGGGCTAGGAACAACTGGGAAATTTCTTGCTCCACCGCCACCGCCACCTGCTCTTGTAACATTAGAACCATTTATAGAATTAGGTGAACCATTTCCTCCTGTTATAGATGAACCAGCCGCACCTGCTCCTCCACCACCAGCTCCACGTTCTTCGGGTACTGACTGAGCACCAGGATTTCCCTGAGGTGGACTTACAGGAGGAGTATTTCCTGCTCCAACACCTGATTGTCCTTGTCCTGATCCACCACCAGAACCTCCTGCTACTCCAGCGCCAGCTCCACCGCCACCGCCACCTCCAGCAGAAGTGATTGTTTGAAAAACTGAATTACTACCTGATGCTCCATCACCTGCATTTTCTGGATCGCCATTATGACCAGCACCTCCAGCACCAATTGTTATACTATAGTCACCTGGATTTAAATCGATAGTTGTTCCACCTGGAAAAGAAGTTCTAAAACCTCCAGCACCAGCACCTCCAGCACCATTACTATTAGCTCCACCACCGCCACCTCCTGCTATAACTAAGTAATCTAAACTAACTACTGTAACTGCAGCTGCACTTCTAAAACTTCCCATTGTAATTGTTCCAGATGTTGCAATAGGTCCATTAGGTGAAGTAACATTTGATGGAACATTGGATCCACCTCTATAATATTCGGATAACTGAATAGGATTAGAACCCCCAAACTCAGTTTGTATATCAGACATTTTAGGATTATTTGGAACAGCCATTTTTAACTATCCTTTTTTAATTTTTCTATTTCTTCTTTTAATTCTTTTATAGCTTCAATTAATAACGCACACAATCTTTCGTACTTGACTGCTTTAGTTCCATCTTCTCTTGTTTGAACAATTTCAGGTAATACTTCTTCAACATTTTGTGCAATGACGCCAACTTCTTTTTCTTTACCAAAATGAGCATATTTTTCTTGTGCGTCTAAAGTCCAGTTATAATAAACACCATTTATTTTAGAAACTTTATCTACAGCTTTTTCTATATTTGAAATATTTTCTTTAAGAGTTTTGTCAGAACTGCTAAAAGCTGTTACATCACCTGTAGCTGTAACTGCACCAGTAACCTCAATACCACCCGTTACTGTTTTTAATTTCTCACTTCCATAAAAATATAATAAAACATTACCATCTCCACCATCAGCTTTAACGTAGTCAGTTAAACCTCCAGAAGCATCATCTGATTGAATAGAAACAATTTGGTTATTAGTATTGTTTTGAAGTAAAAGACCACCAGTACCAGCAGCATTAATAATACTATCACTTCCATCATGACTAATCTGTAAATCATTTCCAGTACCAACCATTATTTTTAAATTGTCATCAACTCTGATATTATTACCAAATGAAGCCTCACCAGCAGCAGACATATCAAAAGTTAAAACAGTAACTTCAGAACCACTATCATTACCTTTAAAAATTATATCTTTATCAGATACAGCAGATTTAATTACAAAATTAGTTGATGAGTTTGAAAATCTACCTATCTCTGTTCCACCAGCATTAAAAATTATATCATCGCCATCAGCATCTAAAATAATATCTCCAGCAACATCAACTGTTAAATCACCAGATGATAAATCTATTTCTGTGCCATCTATTGTAATATTATCCACAACAACACCAGCATTTGCTGTAACTACTCCAGTGACACCAAGAGTTGATGCCATATCAACAGCTCCATCAATATCTACTACATCTAAATTTGTTGTGCCATCAACATCAATGTCGCCTGAAATATCTAATTCAGTACCAATCAATGTTTGTGTAAGTGTTAATTGTCCGTTTGCAGCAATTGTTATTGCGTCAACATCTGAAGCAGAACCAATAGTTTTGCCATCACCTATAATTATATCATCTGTAAAAGTAGCAATGCCTGTCACTCCTAGAGTACCAGATACAGTAGCATTACCTACTACTTCGATTAGTGTAGCAGTTAATTCTATTTCATCCGTAGCAGCAATATCTAATACTGTCCCACTTGCACCTTGTATAAATTGAGTAGCGTCATTAAAACATAGTTTGTTTGTAGAGTTTAAAGTTAATCCTGTACCATCTGTGTGAGTTAAAGTTGTATCTGAATCAGCACCAAAATTTATAACTGCTGAATCTGTTGTTAGATTTAAATCATCACCAACAGTAACATCACCAGCAAAAGTTAAATTTCCAGAGCTGTCTCCTGAGATCCAAGTCGTAGTTGTTGAACCATCGTAACCAGCAATTTTTAATTGTCTTGACCCTGTTGCACTATCAGCATCAACATTAGCACCAATTATTACATTACCATCTCCGGTAGTGATATTATCTCCAGCAGATAAACCAAGTACTATATTATTATTTGCAGATTCCATTTGAGAACCAGCTGATCTACCTATGGCAACATTACCAGTACCAGTAAAAGAAGCATCTTCTAAACAATCTACACCTAATCCAAAATTACTACTTCCTGTTGCATTACCAGAACCAGAATTTCTACCAATATATACGTTTGCTGCTCCCGTTGTTATTGCAGTTCCAGCATTACTACCTAGACAGATATTTTGATCTCCAGAAGTAACAGAATTTAAAGCAGCATCGCCAATACCAAGATTATCTTCGGCTGCATCTAAAGTTCCAGTTGTTGCATGTCCAATTAAAAATGATCTACTAAAATTAGTTCCACCTGATTTACCTAAAATAACATCTTGGCTGTTTGCTGTTATTGTACTTGAAACTGTTAACACACCAGCAGAAGATAATGACATCTTCTCAGCTGCTGTCTCACTTGCTCCTGTTTTAAAACTTAATTTTGTAGCATTACTTGATGAACTAAAATCACCTTCAGAAACTGCTTCAATACCTGCTGCAACTAATATTGCATCTGTACCAGTGCCTTCATCTGGTGCTTGAAAGTTTATAGCTCCTATTACATCATTTGCTGCGATATCTGTTTCACCTGTTTGTAATGTAAGTTTAATAGGTTTGTCGTCAGCTGTAGCTGTGTGTTTTAAAGCTAAACCAGTGTCGGCAACGTGAGTTAAAGTAATCTCTCCATCATCACCAAATTTTAAAACTGCTGCATCTGAATCTAAATGTAAATCATCTCCTAATGTAACATCAGCAGCAAAAGTTAAATTACCAGAATTATCCCCAGAAATCCAGGTTGTAGTTGTTGATCCATCATATCCAGCGATTTTTAATGTTCTATCACCATCTACTGCAGCGGCATCTACACTACCTATAATTACGTTACCTGCACCCTCTGTGATATTGTCTCCCGCAGAATGTCCTATTAAAATATTATAATCAGCATCAGCACTATTCATTGCTGTACCAGCATCATAACCTACTGTAGTATTTCCAGTTCCATTTGCTAATAAACGTGATGCTCGTCCACCTAGGGCAGTGTTTTCACTTCCACTATTATTAACTGTTAAGGCATCCTGACCTACCGCAACGTTTTGATTACCAGACGCTAATGCACTCAAAGCTCCAAATCCCACAGCAACATTATTATCTGCGGTTGTTAAAGCATCCAATGCTGTTACACCAACCCCAACGTTTCCTTGTGCATTATTTAAAGTTCCTGTTGTTGTATGACCAAGTAATAAAGAATTTCCAAAGTTTGTTCCAGCTAGTTTAATAAAAGATGATCCTCCAAGTGTATATGCATCTGCTTCTAAAGTTCCATCAACATCAACATCACCAGAAAAATCTCCTGTAGCTGCATCTAATTCACCTGATAAAGTAATATTAGTAGCACCGGTAATAGCACCATCCATTGCAACTGCACCATTAATATCTATTGTTGTTGCAGCAATTTGTATTTCTGTGTCTGCAACAATATCTAATTGGCCATCTGTAGATGAATTAATATATAAAGCAGTATCTCTAAAAAGAAATTTATTTGTAGAATTTAAAGTTAAACCTGTACCATCAGTGTGTGTTAAAGTTGTATCTGAATCTGCACCAAAACTTAATACAGCTGAGTCACTTAATAATTTAAGATCATCACCAATTACTGCATCTTTTGCTACAGACAATCCACCATCAGTTTGTAATGAACCATCTGTTGTAGAAGTTGCTTCAGTAGTATCATCTGTTTTTACAATGCCACTAGCTGTTATTGTTGTAGCTGTTAACGCTTGTGCAGCAATCGTGCTACCTGATTGCGCTGTAAAAGTATTCGCTGTAAATTGAAAATCATCAGCGCCTGCAATTTTAATATCTATTTGATCATCTGTATCAGCTGTAAGAGTTGTGTCTCCATCTGCATCTAAAACTAATTCTCTACCTTCTATATCAAGTGATCCACCAAAACCTGCATCAACAAGATTTGTTCCGTCAGAGTAAACTAGTCTTGTAGTTTTTTCTGATACACCAAAAGTAATACCTGTTCCTGATGCTGTTTTAAATTGTACAGTGTATGCACCCGATGTGCCGTTTGTTACAATATAAACTTTTTCTATAGAGTCTGGTACCGTTACAATAGAGTTGCCTGTAATTGTTCCTGTTAATTTTATAACAGCATGTCTTGCAACTGATGTTGATTCGGTTGCATCACCATCTGTAATTGTTAATGCTGTAGTACCACCACTAGTTACTGCTTGTTCTACATAACCAGCGATTGATTTTTCTACAATTTGTAAATTGGTATTAGTTTTATCTCCCCAAGTACCGGCGTTTTCGCCAGTTGCCATTAGTTCTATACCGAGATCTGAAAATGATGATGCCATAATTTATTCCTTAAGGTGTTGGTGAGTTGACAGGTATTCTAACAGTGCCGTCAGTGTAATCGTCTCTTCGTCTTCTACCTATTTGTTCGCCTCCAAATTTTTGTACTTCTTGTTGATATTTTTGTTCATATAATTGCAGCATGTCAGCTGGACCTTTTAAAAAACCATAAGTTTCTGCTAAGCAACAATATAGCAGACCATTTGGAAAATTTAAACTAATATAATTAGTATCATTATTTTCTAATAACGCTGGTGCTG